TGGCTGCTCCGCAGGAAGATTATCATCGAGACTGCCAGCATAGCCCTTTGCAAGAAGCTCGCGCCCTCGCAGCTCGTTAACATCAAATGCCTCACCCTCAACAACAACCGAACCACCAACAAAAATCGGCCTCAATGCGGTTAATTTCATGACGCTCTCCAGAAAAAAGCGGCCATATGGCCGCCTGTCGTTGATGGATTAATGGCTACCAGATGGGGCTACCGGTGCGGTAAACGCGCCATAGATAAACGCTTCAGGACGTTTTACCGCTAGCGCCAAACGCTCTTCACAACGGATTGAAATCATGTTCTTTTCAAAGTCGTCCCCGTTCTCTGTAGAGATCACCACGTTGGCATCCTCGCGATCAAACAGCTGAGCTGCAGCGTTGAAAGCGCCAGTCAGGAACTTGCCCTTAAAGGCCGCGGTCTCCGTTGCTACAACCGGCAGCCCCCACAGCGTAGGCCCAGTGAGCGCCGATGGGTTTGCCAGGATGTAGCGCCCCAACGTATCCTTGGTCAACTCAATCTTCGCCCAGTCGATAAAATGCAGTACATGGCCAGAGGCAGGGAAACGTGCCAACTGCGCCTGAAGCATCGCCAAGCGCAGATCGTCGATTCCGTTCTGCTGCTCTACGCTAAACTCCGCCTTATAGGCCGTAGCCTGGGGGACGATGCCATGCAGATGAACCCCGGTACTATCACCGAACAGGATCTCCTGCTCTTCGACATACTTCAGGCCATAGCGCATTTCCGCATCAACAGTAGACTGCAGCTGTGCAAAATCATCCAAAATCTGCTTGGATGCCTTGAACATATGGGCAATTGTCGTTACCGGCGTGATCTTGGTGGCAAACTGAATATCGCTATAGGGCTTTGCCGTTCCCTCAGCCACTACTTTCGCCGCATTGGTAAAACCGGTCTGCTGTACCCAAAAAATAGCCGGAGCCCCAGTGCGACCCGGCGCAATGAGATCGCGAATAAACAAACGCTGCTTGGGAGCGGTATCAATACCAGGCAGGCGCTGGGGCTCAACCACACCTTCAGGCACATTGGATGAGAGAAGCGCCGCGCTAACCGGAATGCTAATGCGCTTTCCACCCTCTACGCTGGACGAAAACGCCTTCAGCGCTTCGCTACCAATAACCACCTGCCCAACGGACTCAACCACACCTTTGGCATTGGCCAGCGGCATTTGAGCCACATGTTGCTCCAGTTCCCCCAGTGACGCTTTCAGCGTTTTTTCCGCATCACGCAAAGCGTTAAGCTCGACGGCCATTTTATCGACCGTCTCTTTCGTCTGGGCTGAGAGCTGCCCCGTTTTCTTCGCCTCGTTGAGAGCCTCTTCGGCCTTGGCGTTAAACTTGCTGGTAGCATCCTCAATGGACGCAGTGACTTTTTTCAGGATTTCATTAACTTCTGACATAATTTCTCCAGATTATTGGCACGCCGAAACCATGCCGCTTAATGCAGCATCCAGTTTGGCTAGTGTTTCAGGGTTAATTTCAGCGGCAGCGCTCGGCGTACCATCAGGGGTGGCAACGGCGCCAGGCGTGTTACCAGAAAGTGCTTTTAATAGTCGGCGCCGCTCTGAGCGGGGGGTGTTGGATTTGGCCAATAGCGCATCCAGTTTTCGCAGCGCGGCAGAGGGGCTTTCATCATCTTGGCTAACTTGATCACTCGACAGCACGCTATCGGCCAGCCCTTTCTCAACAGCATCACTACCATTGATATAGGTCTCGTTATCCATCATCTCTGCGACAACGTCGTTAGACAGCCCACTGCGAGCAGCATAAATATCCTGCATAGCGCTATCGAATGGCTCCATATCCCGCGCCACTTTCTCCAGGTCATGCCGGTTACCCATCGCGACAACCCAGCAGTTATGGATCATCAGGAACGCACCGCGCCCGATCTGGATATCATCACCAGCCATCGCAATAATTGACGCTGCAGATGCTGCGACGCCCAAGACCTTAACAGTGACTTTCCCTTCGTATTCGCGCAGCTGGTTATAAATAGCCAGCCCCTCAAACATATCGCCGCCGGGTGAGTTGATATTGACCGTAACATCATCCCCATTCAGCGACCGCAATACGGCGCCGATACGCTTTGCCGTGACCCCATCGCCCCAATAGTCTTGACCAATGACGTCAAAAATAGAGATGGTGTTGTCATCGGCTTGCGCGGCACGAATGCCGCTATTCCAGTGATCCAGCGCATGAGGCATTACCTCGCATGAAACACGCGCGCAAGGTCGCCCCGCCGGCGCTGCCGGAAGGCTTTTTTTTGTCATTGACGGATTACTCCTGATCGACTGAGTGACGACTTAATGAACTGGGGGGCTGAGAAGACGGATCGCTTCTTTCGGGGAATAACCACCCAGCCATTGCTGCGCGAGCGCGCTCACTGGATGAGGCCGTTTCATTCCCCAGTTGATCCAATGGGGTAAGGTTTAGTTGCACAGTATAAATATCACCACCCTCAATGGGTGGCAGGTTTTCTAAACGTCGGACATCATTACGGCTCATCCAGCCATTTTGCAGCGCAGTGGTGTAATAGGCTGAACGTCCAGCGCTATCGGCCCGCAAGAAGCCCTCTACGGAGAAATCCGCAAAATAATCGTCATCGGTATCTAACAGACAGCGGGCGATCTCCTGCTCAATGTTCACCAACAGTGGGCGCAACGTATTTGTTAAAAAGATGAGGTTCATCCCCTCAACACTCGACGCCCAACTGCTCTGTTTTGTCGTATGCCCCACCATCACGGGAGGCACCCTAAACCAACGACAGATCTCTTCAATACTGAATGAGCGGCTTTCCAATAGCTGGGCTGCCTCGGGGTTCATCGTCACATTCTGATAAGAGAGATCATTCTCTAATATCATTAACTTACCAGCATTTTTTGAGCCGACAAAGGCATTCATATTTTTACGAAGCCGCTCACGCTGCTCTCTCGTGAGTGCCATTTTTGATGATAAAAAACCGGTGCTCTGTAACCCATTTTCAAATATTTTAGCAGCGGCCTCATCAACGGCCATCGCCGCACCAATAACATCACGCCCCGCCATCATGGGCATCGTTCCACAGATACCATCCAGGCCAAAGCCTCGAATATGCATCATGTGATCAGGCTGGATGGTGCGTTGTACACCGTTATCGGTATATATGTACTGCAGTGCCCCGGCGTCAGACCGCTTTACCACCATGTTCTGAGGCAACAGAGGGATCAGAGACACCAGCTTTTTACCGATCATCCGCTTCTCGATGAAAGCATTTCCCCGCAGGCAAATACTGGCAACCAACATCAGCATAAAACGGGATGGCGTCATTTCGAGATTAGGCCGACGACAAAGTACCTGATAGGCCGGGTGCGCCTGCGCCAATACTTTTGACCCATCAGGTTGACGCCGGTATACCTTCAGTGGAAGTGTTGATATCGACTCGCTGAGCAGCCTGACGCAGGCCCATACCGCAGAAAGCTGAACCGCCTTATCGACCGTCACCGTTTTCCCGCTACTGCTCACCCCCATCCAATCCTGAAGAAAGGTTCCATTCGTCAGGCTTATCGGGACTCCGAGCCAATTTAAAAGGGCGCTTTTAATGCGCCCTGGTTGCGTACTCTTTCCCATCAGATACCCACCATAATCGGATCATCAAAGAAACCATCAATGTCTCCCTCCTCTTCCTGCACGCCGTCAGCAGCTCCGACCGACATGGCCATCGCCACTACACCGTCGATGCGGCCATTGCTACGACGCTTACTGAACACCCGGTTACCGCTTTTATCTTCCTCGATCACCGCATTAGCCGCGTTCCAGCGTAGGCATGGGTTATAAACGATGATGATTTTCTTCTCGGTGATGAGCTGCTCCAGCAGCTCTATAGAATGGGGCATCCATAGCCCTGACTCCGTCGATTTACCAAACCCCTGCCCATGCGGGGTCAGCGGTATTGTTACCCCCTCGTCATCTAATTCGGGGATCAGGTAGTCGATGTGATAGCGGTCAAACGCAACGCTCTTGATATCGAACATCGGAGATAACTCCGCGATCCGCTTGGCCACAAAGCCATAATCGATCGCTGAGCCTTTTGGTGCATGCAGATAGCCATCGCGTAACCAGGCGTCATAAGGGACCCTATCTACACGAGCACGATCAAATAACGTGTCACCCGGCGTCCAGAACTCAACCAGCACCGTGCGAATCTTCGGAAAGTACAGGGACAGCGCTGTAAGATCTCGCTTACCAGACAGGTCTAAGCCGCCATAGCAGGTTTCCCCGCGTAGCGATTCAAGGGATATTTCCTGCTCACAAGCCATCCAGACATCGCCACTGATCCACGGGTTTTCAGCATCAACCCACTGGCAGAAGTTAAGGCGCCGTACTAGACTTTCCTTCGCAGGCATTCCCCGCGCATCCTCGACCTGCTCACGCAGATAATCGGGGCGAAATGTGTAGCCCATTGATGGGTTGGCCTTACCCCAGCAGGACTCATCCTTAAACGGGTCATCACCATCATCCAGAGAGCAGATAAACGCGAAAAAAGCGTCGTTACTCGCCTGCCCTGCAGCAACCTTTTGTCCGTACTGATGATAGTCATAACACACGCTGGTTTTATCATGACCACTGTTGGTGATCATGAAGATCAGCGCCTGTCGCCGACCTTTCGTACCGGCACGCATCATCTCTACAGCGCGGTTATCTTTGTGTTCATGAATTTCATCAATCAGAGCACAATGTGGACGGGGGCCTGACTGGCCATCATCCGAACTAATCGGCCGGAAAAAGGAGCCTGCCTGTAAGTAAGCCAAGTTCCACTCTTTTCCTGCACCACCCGATTTATCGATGCGTTGAGATAGTGCGGGTGACTGATCAACCATTGCAACCGCATCACGGAACAAGATCATGGCTTGATCTTTCTTGGTTGCTGCGGCATAGACCTCTGCGCGCGGCTCTCTATCGGCAACCAGGCAATATAGCCCCACCCCTGCAGCAAGCGGTGATTTTCCGGATCCCTTGCCAGATTCCACATACGCCGTTCGAAATCGGCGAGAGCCGTCTGCACGTTTCCAGCCAAACAGGGAGCCCACCACGAAGCACTGCCACGGCAATAGAATAAATGGCGCCCCCTCATGCTCGCCGCCATTGAGCTTCAGCACCTTGGCATAAAAATCAATGGCGCGCTTTACAGCATCCGTATCCCACACCAACCCTCTGGATGGCCCCTCTCCGAGATCGCGCAGATGACGCTTGCAGGCATTACGGATATCAGGCCCAGCGATCACCTTTCCATCGGTCACATCGCGAGCGTATTGGGTCGCAGGATCAACCGAAGAACTGGTTGAGCGGGTCCTCTTCTTTCTCTCCACCATCAACATGTACCTTAGATCGAGCAGCAGGTGTCAGGCCAAACTCAACCAAGTAGCTCTTAAATCGACGATCGGCATCAGCCAGCATGGCAACAGCCGGATTCGCCTTAATGAGAAAGTCGCCCATCTGGGTTTTTGTGGTATAGGTGCGCCCCTCGATCGCAATCGTGTCGCGCAACTGCAAGATATCTGCATAGATATCGCAGAGGCGCTCAAGCGCCAGCGTGTCGGCGACGGTAAGAATCCCCATACCATCCAGCAAGAGAGTAAGTTTTCCCCACGCCACTTTTCCCCAGTCGGTCAAATGCGCCGGGGGGCTCGGTATTTCTCTCGCCGGAGTAGGCTCTTTGTCATTGAGTTTTCGCTTGCCCGGATTACCGGTCACCACTTTGAGGTGGGTCGGTTTCGGGCGTCGTCCTGCCATCGGAACCTCCCGGAAAAAAACTTTTCATTTCGCGGTTGTGCACGGAAAGGAGAAGCGGCGGTCATTTAGCGCGAGAGGGGTGAACTTTCACCCCACCCCTCCCCAGTGCTGGTTGGCTCCAAATGGTATGCCATCCTCGCCACAGCCAACCGCTCGCCCCCGCTTCTCCATCCGCTGCTTTGTGGAGTCGTGATGCTGCTTGCACAACCCCTGCCAATTCTTCTGATCCCAAAACAGCTTCTGGGATTTCGTAATGCGCTGGCTGTCACCTGAAGTCAGCGCTTCTTTAAGACGATGTGGCTCGATGTGATCGACAACTGTGGCCGCCTCAAGCCGTCCTTGCTGGTGACACATCACACACAGCGGATTAGCCCGCAAGAACGCAATCCTTGCCCTATCCCATTTACTACCGTAGATACGTGGCTCTTTCATGTATGCATCACCAACCCTGGTTACTCCACGCTGGTATTGTTTACCAGCCGTTTAACCCGCTCGCGGCTCTCTATATTCGAGCGCCCCGCATACGTTTTGGGGCAGAATTGAACGATATGCGTTAACGAACCGCAATAGCTGCAGCGCTTGGGGGGCTGAGTAAATAACGACCGTTTCATTGTTACCTCCAGAAAAAAGGGCCGCACATGGCGACCCCGTTGCATTATCGCAGGCCCTCATCGAAGGCCTGCTGTAATGCTTACTCGTCTTCTACCGTCACCCCTTCAGGCAGTTCAGTACAACCATAGATAGGGCAGCCAGGATGACGATCATCCTCTGCCGCGACCAGCAGGGACTCATCGAACCAGGACGAAGTTACACGGCCATCAGCGGCGCGGTAGTGGATGTAATATTGGTTCTCAGCATTGGCATACTGAGCGCGCCCACGCACCTCGCCGAACTCATCACTAACGCGTACATTGACCATCTGATTCAGGTCGAACTTAAACGCCGGGGTGTTTACTGCAATCCGCACTGCTTTCTCCATCATTCATTACCTCTGTTGTCGATATGATTTTTATTGCCTGTTGCAGGAGAGGCGCGCATCAGTTCCACGCGCCGGATCCCCGCCTTATCCGCATTGCACTGCCCTAACGCGGATAGAAGATTAATATTCAAATCCAAGCTGGCCCCCCAGGTCAGCGGATCAGGTACTGCTGGCACTGGCGTATCGGCAGTTAACTCAGTGCTAATCGGTGGCACTGGCGCCGGAACGTACACTGTCCGCGTACTGACGCAGCCGCTGAGCAGCGCCAGCAGGCACAGGCCGACTAGTGCAATCATCGCCCGCAATAGCCACCGCGATATCGCGCGCGGCTCTCTGTGACTCCAGTGCGATCTGGTGCTTTGCATTTCGATTAGCCTCCACCGCCTGATTCATGATGTTGAGCGTCAGCATCACGTTGCCTGTAATCGCCTGGGCTTCCCCGGCATCACGCTGCGACCATTTAGCCTGCCACGCTCGATCAGCCTCATCCTTTCCATCTGTATGGCCAGCGGCGTACCGCCAGGACGACAGCCCCCAATACGACAAAGCCACCAACGCGATTAGCGCCAGTGGCTTCCATAACCGTTCACCAACCATGTAATCCCACCCTTGATAGTGATGACCGATGCGATTTTCTTCGCATCATTCAAGGCCTGAACACTGCCACCGCTATTTTTGTAGTGGTGTTAAACAAAAGCCGTCACGAACCCAGGCGCCGCGCCATCCAGCGCTGAGATAGCCGGGTTAACTCAACCTTCCGCTGCGGGTAATCCATCCCCATATCCAGCAGGGTGATATTGGTACTCTCTAGATAAGACAGATGCTCTAACTGCTCGGCATTCATCGAATCGCGAGGATCCCCCACTACTCCATTCATGCCTGCCCATTGCTTCGCAGTAAGGCCACCCAGGACGATGCGGGAGATCATGTTACTTTCATTGCTGTAGTGGTGAGACTGCGTCGCCTTGCCCTGCTCAGCCCTTACCGATTCCAACGCGGAACACATCGGCTTAAACAGGTTTGCCACTCCGATGCGAGCCTTTAACTTGCGACGATAGCGCGCGGCGACCTCTGGGGCAGTGAGCTGTAACGCCTCTTCACACTGGATGAAGTAACGACGGATGGCGCGCCCTTGTTCGCTACGCTCGACCATGGCCAGCTCTTTGGCTGTGTTCAGCGTCAACAAGTAATCATGCTCTATTTGTTGGCGAGATTTTGCGCTCGCCCGTTTTGGCGAGCTCAAATTTTCAACAGTGATGTAATCAACTCCAACCACGAAGCCGTATTGGCTAACCCGCCCTTTAATCCAGTTGGTGAAGTCTCGACCAACCCCCAAAGCACCATGCAGTGCTCTGGCACTCACAATATTGGTTTCACGCTCACCGATCCGGCCACTGACAACAGGAACAATGTCAGCGAACTCATTAACGACATGATGATGATTGCTTGATGCGTCGGTATGAGAAGAAACTGCAGATGTGTTCATATCGATGGTTACCTTATAGAAACAGGCCTCGTTGCCCAGAAACGTCGCCCACAGAGAGGTCGCCACCTATAACGGCGTTTCTCCGAGGCCTGTTTCTATAAGGCTCTGTGTGATTGTTTGCGCCGGGCATGGCGCAGATATGACAAAGCCCCGGAATAACCGAGGCTCTTGGATACACTTCAGATATGGTTAAGACAGAGCGACTCGCTCACGTAGCCAGCCGTACAGAAACGCCTCATTAGCTGGGCGCGCCTCTGACAGTTCGATGTAGCGAGCACCCTGGCAGCAGTTCAGCGCCTTGAGCAATACCGTCTCACCGTCATGGCCACGCTTTGCGAGATAGGCACGCAGGGCGTTGGCCGTGCGATTACCGATAGCCCCATCAACCTGCAGGTCAGGATAAAGGCGGCCTCCATCGTTCAGAGCAGTAAGGCAACGCTGTAACATCTTGGCTGCTACCGATGGCCCCATGTTGACGCCAGTGTCGAGCAGCTCCACAGCGATAGGCTGAGAAACAACGTCGATCAGATCAAAGCGCGGGCTTTCCCAGTAATCCGCGCGATAGATGCGCAGCGCCTGATCGCGTGACAGCATGCTGATATCACCGGTATAGCCGTTTGCTCGCGCCGTTTTCTCTGTAATACCCCAATTCGTCGGGCCACCACGATCAGCAGGATGGTTAACGTATCCGCCCTCACGCTTGAGTAGCCCATCAAAAATTTCATCTTTGGTCATCGCGAAGCTCCCC